TGTCCTGACACTCGCGCTGGGCGTGACTGTCGGTGCGCTGGACGAACACGTTGGCGAAGGAGTAGAGGTTACCCGTCCAGTACCATTCGGTGTACATGGACTGAGGGAGAACCATGCGGGCCTGCTCTGGGCAGACGCCTTCATCTAGTAGTTCTTGGTAGGTTTCTGCTTGGTACTCAAATAGCTTCCAAGGTGTGACGCGGGTGTAGGCAGCTTCGGTGCTGGACCCCTGCTTCACGTTATCCGCTGCTTTCCTAAATTGATCAGGTACATAGAACTCAGGGGTATCCGAGACGTACCTACGAGACACCTCATTCCACACCATGCCCACCTGATGTTTCCCGAGTTGCCTCGCGATGAATATAGGTGCCTTCATGTGGAGGGTGATTGCGGTGTGCCCAAAGGGTGTCCAGTGATCGGGCATCTTCTTGACGTACCGGAGTACATCCTCGATGGCCTCACGATCAATGATACCCTGCAGGCTATTGATGTGGGCATCCCAATCACCTGAGGTACAACCTCGAGCTAGGAACTGGATCAGCCCTTCGTCCCCCTTGGTGAGGGCTTCGCTCTCTTTCCCGAAGGAGACCCGAGCGGCGTTAACCACGGACAGGTCCCCGCCCATGTGGTCTTTGTATGTAGCTTTCATGAGGTGTCCTTGATGTGTTGAATAAGGGTGCGTGGACGCCCGGTGCCCCTGCAGGAGACTTCCGGTGTTTCAGTCTGAGTAGTCCACGACTTTCCCACCTTACAAACGTCAATAGATGCATAGGTGGGTATGTTTGTGCAGGTCTCTCCCTGCTTGTCACCGTTAGCCTTACGGTCTGGCCGAGGGCGCTACCCTTGAATGCTCATTTCACCAGCGAGGGCTGCGTAGCCTGCTAGGTCAACGTAGGTGTCGAACTTGGGTGAACTTGTGGAACGTGCGATCTTCATGAGAGCCATCATCATCGCCACTTGGTCAGGCGTAAGTTTGGTCTCGAGACCCAGATAGGTAGACCAGAAGTCACCGATCAGTTGGTGCATGACCTTAGGATCACCATAGTCGGAGGCACGATCCTCGTTGATCAACTTAGAGGCTTCATCAAGGACGGACTGACGGGTGACTTTAGGTGTCTCAGGGAAGAGGTCCTCCATCGGCGCACTCGAAACCAACTGGAGGCTACTTGCAGAACTCCATGTGTCAGTTTCTTCGAACCAAATAGCATAGGGGAGCGATGCACTTGGTGCCTTCACGGTTACGACATGGTTACCGTTTGAGAACGTGCCGCCATCACGCCTTGAGACACGGTCGCCTCCCTTAAATGTCATTCCGGGTTCCATAAGGATACCTCCTTGGTTTTGAAGTTGTATTCTCCGTGGCGCAGGATGCGGGCACAGCGGGCTTGGACGAGAGCATCGGCTTCGGTAAGGCCTACTCTTTCGTAAGCACTGACGATAGAAGTCCACCAGCCCTCATGAGGCTCGAGGGTCTGTCTGATCCACTCGATCTTCTCTTGGCCCTTGTTCTTACCGGACTTGAGGATACGTGAGGTTTTCACCCACTTTACTCGGTAGTCTAGGAGGTCAGCAGCAGCCTTCGCACCAGCGCCGGGACAACCTTTGTAATTGTCCGTCGGGTCGCCAGTGATGATCTGCTCATAGAAGAAGCGGTCGGCCTCTTGGTCGGTCACCTTGATAGGCTGTCCGTCCTCGGGGTCCCAATGAAGCGCGGCGATAGTCTTGAGGTCTTTGTCGGCACTCCAGATCACCCGTTCACCCTTGTGGGGCATCGTGGCGTGAATACCGAGTAGATCATCAGCTTCGATCCCCGGTTCATCTATCACGGTGTAGTTGGCCCGCATGTAGTCCCTGAGTTCGTAGAGGATCAGGGGTTTCGCCATGCCGCTCCGGTTGCCCTTGTAGGTGGGTAGAACACCCTTGCGGAAGTTGTCCCCCTCGGTGAGGAAGAGGATAATGTTGGTCGCATGGCTGATCTTGCGGATGTGCTTGATGTGCTTGTCCAGTGCCTTCTGGGCCTTGGGCAGATCAGCTACACGGGTTTCCTGCCCACCGAAGTTAAAGACCTCTTCATGCGTGGAAGCAATCTGGTAGGCCGTGATGTCTGCGTCGAGCAGGATGGTCCTATGATGCATTGTATTCACCGCACCAACCATCGACGGGGGTGTCAGTAATCCCGGGATACCTTCGGCACACATGGGTATGGATGCCACGGGTGTTGAACACCTTGAAGAACCTACAGGTAGCGCAGGACGCGGTTGTAGTAATCGTGGTCTTCGTTGTCCCAGATTTCGGGGGTAGTGCCGAAGTCTTGTCCGTAGAGGAACTGGTCATCGTTTTCGTTGTCTGCTTCCGTGGCATACCGATTTCCTTCATTGTGTTTATCGACAAGCGTCATCAGTTCGTGGTGAGCCTTGAGTGACGCCGCGTATTCTTCGGGTGTGCTGTAGGACAGCAGGGGTCCCCCAGCGTGAACTGGGAGATTGCTTGGGTTATTCATATTGGTTGTCCCAGAACTCCACTGCGATCTCCTTACCGAAGCCGATCAGGATCAGCAGGGCACAGAGAGGCAGCAGGGCGTAGTTTACGAGAAACCAAGGGATCAGCCGTCGGGCGATTGTGAGGTTTGATGCGCGATCATTCATTAGTGTGTCTCTTTCCAGTTGTTTCCGATATTCATGTCGCCATCGAGGGCCACACGGATGTTGAAGTAGGCACCGGCTTTCTTGATGCATTCGATGGACAAGAGACCGACTTCTTCGGCGATCTCTTCATCGACTTCGTATTGGTGTTCGTCATGGATGTTGGCGACCACTTGGCAGCGATCCTTCCAGCCACGAGCCTGTAGCTCCCGTTCCATTTCCACGGCCCAACGCTTGCACACTAGGGCACCCGCTGATTGCAGCAGGGTGTTGAGGGCAGCGTGTTGGTGGCGGATGTTCAGGATGCGTCCGTCGAGACCAACGAGATATCCTCGCTTGGCAGCTCTCGACACACCCTTGATCAGCTTGGCGAGTGCCGGTGTCTGATCTAGGAAGCGTTGTTTGAGTTCGCCGCCAACCTTCTGACCAGCGCCTACAATCGATCCGATCTTGGCGTTACCTGCGCCATAGAGGAAGGCGTAGATGAAGGTCTTCGCTTGGTTGCGTTCAGTGAGGCCAGCAGCGTTCATGTTGACCGTGTGGATGTCACCGTCGATGACTGTGCGTCCGTACTCCCCGTTGTCGAATGGTGCCATGAAGTGGGCAAGCATACGAAGCTCGAGGCCTGAGACGTCAACACCAACCAGCTTCTTACCCTTCGGTACGGTCCAGAGGGCACGACACTCTGCGCCAAAAGGCTTCAAAGGTGTTGGGGTCTGGGCGACGTTAGGGTAGTTGTGGGTCATGCGGCCTGTGACTGCGCCGTTGGTTACGACACTGCCGTGCATCCGTCCTGTCTTCTCATTGAAGAGGTTGAGCCAAGAGTTCCTGCCCTCAGCCACCTGACCTATGCGCTTCTGCAGCATCAGGTAATAGGCGATCTGTTGGGCTTCGGGATATGGGAGGCTACCTAGGATTTCGTCATCGATCTTAGGTTGACCGTTGGATGTGAACTCGGATGGTTTCCACCCACGGACCTTCATAAGGCGATCCGCGATGTGTGCCCGAGAGCCGGGATTGAAGACGTTCATCTTCATCTTGTTGTAACTCTCACCGGCCACAGTGTTGCGACGGTTGGGGTCTTTGAAGTTCATCGTGCGTTTAGGCGTGACGACCCTGTCGAGGCTCTCCCAAGGTTCGAACAGGTCACCGAGTTTGCTCTCGATCTCTGCACGTTCCTCTTGGAGTGTCCTCAGAAGGTCGAGGGCCGCTGGTTGGTTGAACATGAAGCCGTGAGCGATCTGCTCGTTGACGATGAAGGCAACTTGATGCTCGAGTTCCACAGCGCGGGGATCGACATTCTTGCTCTCGATCAACTCGAGGAATGCCAGAGTGACCGCGACGTCTTGGACGCAGTAGTCCTGCATCTCTTGGTTCCAGTTGGCCCAAGGATCAAGACCAGCGGCCTTCATGTCTGCGGAGTAGTCACCCTTCCACTTGCCGAGGCGTAAGCCCCATGCTTCGAGAGAGTGCCGACCGCGCATCTTAGGAGGAAGACCGTGTGTACCACCGCTGTTCTGGTAGATGGCAACAGCCTTGGCATCACGATCCATGAGGTCGGACCAGATGAGGCGGGACATGATCAGGGTGTCGAACACCTTGGTCTGATCGGGGGTGAACCAAGGGTAGATGATTTGGATCGCAGGAATATCGAAGCCGATGATGTTGTGACCGATGATCTGGTCAGCTTCCATGAGCATCTGGAGGCCACGCGCAATCGTGAGCGGGTGGTTGAGGGCGTCCCCGTGACAAGCGGAGAAGACTTTCCCCGTATCAACGTCAGTCAACACGAGGGAGTGGATGGTGTTCATGGTGTCTAGGAGACCGTTAGTCTCGATGTCGAAAGCATAACGTGGCATATGTATCTCCTAGATATGGGAAGTATTGTTTAAGCTGGGGATGCCTCCAGTGAATACCGGACGTACTTCTGGTTCGTCACAGGGTGGAACTTTGGTGTGGAGACGATATGCTCACCGTCAGCCCGCAGTTCGTTGATGCGCTTCGTCAGGGAGGCGATGGAGTATTCGATCATTGCTTCACGCACTGTGATCGACCCTGCCGTTCTGAGGTGCTTCATGATCTTGTGGTTCTGTGTCATGCCATTGCTCTTTCTCCACCCGCTGTGTTCGAGTGACTGTGCGGCCTTGTGCGCTATGCGGTAGGCCGGTGTGATTGTTGGATTGGTACTTGCCTCCAAGCAAAGCCTCTCGGCCTGCTCGAAGATTTCATCGGGATCAGTATTCATCCTGAGTGCCCCCTTGAGCGGTGAACCCGTGTGATGAGGCGTCCTGTAGGCGTCCTGTGAGGGGACCGTAGGTTAGCATACCAGCCTCTCCAGTTTCACCAGAGAAGCGGTTCTTGAGTACACGCAGGGTTGTCTCGTTGCGTGTGTCTTCGTCTTGCTGGTCACGCTCCATGCCGATCACGAAGTCCGCGAGTTGGGCGATGGAGTGGGAACCGCGTAGCTGAGAGAGGGACGTTGTCGCTCCTTGCTCGTGTCCACGGTCGCCCGAGGGACGCTTGAGGTGCGAGATGACGAACAGGCCGATCCCGAGTTCCTCCACAAGGGAGCGGAGCTTGGTCATCAGCATGTCGATCAGCTTGCGCTCATCTAGGTTGGTGTCGTTGGCCTCTGCGTCACTGACAGCGATGCTTAGGTGATCGAGAGTAATGAAGTCACAGCCACAGCCAACAGCCAGATAACGCACCCGATCAAGGAGGTTACTAGCAGAAGTAGACCCAAAGTGGTCGTAGAGCCATAGACGCCCGCTTCCAGTTGTTTCGGTGAAGGCTTCATGGAGTTGATCCTCTGTTACACCCTCACGGCTTATGTGGAGTGGTTTGTTAAGATAGAGACCCATGTAACCAAGAGCCGTGCGATCCACGTTCTCTTCGAGCATGAGGTTGCCTACGGTCAGCCCTTGTTTCAGGAGATGGAAGTTGATCTCCCTGACGACTGCTGACTTACCGACCCCTGAGCCTGCTGTGAGAACCACGAGTTCCCCCTTACGTGCGCCCAAGGTCTTCGCTTGAAGAGCAGGCCAAGGGTACTCGAAGGAGTTGTTCTCCTTTGGTTTTCTCACGCGCTCCCAGAGATCGGCAGCGTTGATGATGCCGTCAGGGCGGTAGGGCTTGGCATCCCACATAGCGGAGACGACAGCTTTACCCTCACCCTTCTGGAGGCATTCGTTGGGGTCCTTGAAGGGTAGCTCGGCGATGAACGCCTGACCGGGTTTACAGAGTGCAGCACAGGCAAGTGAAGCAGTACGGCCAGCCTCATCCATGTCGAACATGAAGACGACCTTTTCGAAGGACGTTACAAACTCGAGTGAGTGTTTGATGGCCGAAGCCGCCGACTTGCCTGTCAGGTTGGTCCCGTTGGGTAGGGAGACGACCGGCCACTTGTTACCTTGGAGTTGGCTGACGGTCATACAATCGATCTCACCCTCGGTGATCACGAGCATCTTTCCGTTGCCTTTCCAGAGGTGTTCACCCCAAAGTCCGGGCTTCTGTTCACCGAGGTGCTTGAAGTCCTTGTCGGGGTAGCGAACCTTCTGAGAGATGATCACGCCATCCCTCTTGAAGCTGGCGATCTGTACGGTGTTGCCCTTCCAGTCTATGCTGATTGAGTAGCCAAACTTCTTGCAGGTATCTTCGGTCAGCCTGCGCTTCCCGAGGGCACGGAACTCGCCAGTTGGTAAGAGCGCCGATGGTTGCGAACCACTAGCTACGGACTTACGCTGTCCTGCTTCCTTACCTTGGCGGCTCGAGGTGCCCTCGGGTCGGGCATATGCGGTTTCTTCTGGGCACACATAGCAGAACGTGTGTCCGTCGTCGTACACAGCACGAGCGTCAGAAGAGCCGCAATGGTCGCAAGGGCCTTTGAAAAGCACGGAGCTTTCGGATCGTTGATCATCCATGATGGACCTCGCGTTTTGGGTTATACTGATGGGGTCCCTATTCTCCGAAGGGTCGGTCATCGACCTCGGCGTCAGGGTATCTGTCGTTCAGGAAACGGATCAGGTCATCGACAGCTTCGACCTGTTCTTCGTTGCGTGTGAAGGCGCGGTTCCCATCTTCATCAACGCCACCAGTGACGCCAATGGCGACCGAGATGTCATCGAGATTTCTTGAGTGGGCACCGCATGTATCGACATCACGGCACAACTGAATGTCACCTGCGTCAATCACGAGGAAGTGGTAACCAATTCCCAACCGTCCTTGGAGACAGTGCTGGGCATCGATGGTGTATGCGTCCGTGTCCACTGAGGGTGCAGTGAGGGTGTCACGAACGGCAATGACCCGAGTGTTAACCCGGGCCACTGTTTTGAATAGGTCTGTGCGTAGCACTTCTACTCCTCTAGCCACGCGAGAGGGACGTGTTCCTTGGCGTACAGGAACCCATGCTTCTCGCACCATGTGGCGTATGTTGTTTTGGATGTTTTGGAGATTTTCTGGTTGGGGTTCGAGAAGATGAACCGCAGGTCCAGATCGGGATGCTGCTTCTTAACAAGGATTTGCTTTTGCCTATCGGCTGTCAGAAAGCGGCCTTTGGTCTCGATGATCAGGGGTCTAGTTCGCTCCGTCCCATCAGGGCGGTGGGTAATCCGGAAGTCAGGTGTGTACTTCGAGGTCCGCTCTGGGTGGGTGTAGGTGAACTTGTGCTGTTCGAAGTCAAAGCTGACCCCAAACGCAGTGAGTTCCGCTGCAAATCTCTCTTCGAGACCTGAGCGAAACCCATATTTTAGACCCACTGATCGTGGGGAGACACTTGGCTTCTTCTTAGTAGTCGCCATCGGACGGTGTGTTATCACCGCTTTCGTTCTTGTCACCTGCAGGCTCTTCGTCTTTCTCGAAGTCGCCAGAACCTTCATACTCAGGCGCGGCGTAGCCTTCCTGTGCAGCAAAGCCCATCGCGGAGGCATTCGGTGAACCTTCGCCAGTTACCAGTTCGATGATCTGAACACCGGCAGGCTGGAGGGATACACCCTTCTTGTCGCCGTAGTCCCAGCAGTGCGTGTCGAATGACACAGCGTACTTCGTGCCACCCCAAGGGTTGACGTCGATAGGCTTGAGGGCGGCGTCAAACAACACAGGGCGGCGGTCCCAGAGTTCACCCTTCTTGTTCATGCGGTTCTTGACGCGCAGCTTGAAGATAACATTACCTGTCTCTTCGCCGGCTTCATCAACCTCGTTGGCGAACATCGGGTTGTCGGCCTTCTTGGCAGCTTTCCCGACGTGGTCCTTCCAGATGACCATGAGTTGTTCGATCAGTGGTGCTGCTTCTGCGGCAGTAACCGACACGTCAGCTTTGTAGATGCCGAGGTCGTCGAACTTGGTGTCCGGTGTTTTCAGGCGAGGGTAGACAGCAGTGCCTACGGGAGTGGAGAGGCGTTTGTCAGCCATGAGGTATTCCTTTGGTGTTTTCGGGTTATACTGGTGGGGTCCCTAATCGTATGGACTAGGATATCGTAAGGATCAGAAGGTGATAGTGACTGTGTCACCGGGGTAGAAGTGTCGCTGGTTGCCTTCTCTGAGCGGGTTCCAAGTGAGCTCGGAATAGGCTGATGAACCCCCCAATCGTAAACCCACGGCGGCTTCTTCACCGTGGAACTGAGGGATACACAGGTCCCCACATCTGTCGATGTACGCTACGGCTTCCTTTGGATCGCGTTTGGTAATCGCGGGTTCAAACTTCATGACATTTCCTTCAATGTGATTGCGTGGGCCACGGCCTCGCCGCGTGATGGGAACTGTTGACCAGCAACACCGTCTACGAGGACAGTGAAACCGGAGCCGAGGCGAGATACTTGGATCATTGGAAGATTTCCTTCGGTGTTTTTGGGTTATACTGGTGGGGTCCCTAATCGTATGGACTAGGGTATGGGAAGCGTTCCGGTTGTCGGGTGCGTATTTACGCTGCTTCGATGAGTTCGGCGACAAGGTGCTTATCAGCTAGGTCCATTAACCACTTACGTTGCTTCGTCGTGATCGCCCCGTAACTCATCATGTTCATCAGGAAGCTGTGGTTCTTAGGGGTGAGTTGAGAAGCGGGTGTGTTGTCGAGGATGGCCTGTGCCAGAATATTGAGGTCGTTCGGACCTTCATCAGCGCGGCGGTTCTGGCGTGGATACTTTTCACTAGGGATATCAAGGTCACTCAGTGCTAGGTGACCCTCTTCGATGGAAGCGACCCTGAGTGAGATTGCATCATTAACTTCCACACGAAGTTGAGGGAGGGTGCGTACTGACTTGAAGTTAAACATTGAATATTCCTTCGATCTGAGCAAGTTGCTCTTCTGTTGCGTTGTTGATCCGGTTCTTGAGAACACGGAGGCGGTCGGCGTGGGCCTGTGAGTTGATGTCTTCGGCCTCTTTCACAGGGTCGAATGACTTTTGATGGACCTGCCTTTCGTTGTTTTCATTTGGTTTTTCGGGACGATTTGCCGTACGTGCGGTAGTTTCGCGAGCGGCCTTCTGTTTTTCCCGCCACTCACGTACACGATCAGCTTCCGCTTCTACCGTCTTCCGACCATCAGAGATCGCTATGACCTCATCGGCGCGGCTTTTACCGATAGGGCAGTTGTCCGCCAGCCACCTAGGCCAAGTTAACCCGCGTGTCTTGAGGACCCGCAGCTTGGCGTGTTTCAGGTAGATACCTGCGGACTTGTAGTGTTCCTCGGCTTTACCCGCAGCCTTCTCAGCCACCTTGTAGTGGCCGTGGGCAGAGGCCCCTATCTGATCGAGGGGTGTGTCAAGTAGGTCCATTATTGATTGCCTTTCGATATCGTAAGTATTTACGAGAAGAAGAACTCGCTCGAGAGAACCTCGGATAAATCCAATGAACCCATGAGTGGTAGATCACGCACCTTATCGCGCTTGTCGTCCGGGATGTTGACCATCATTTGCTCCTTAAACAACTCGAGGTTCTTGCCGCCCTCGTACATATCGACGAAGGCAGGCTTGATGCATTCCGCAAGAAACCACTTCATGTCTGACGCATGGCAACCGAAGCTGTCGTGGATCATGGCGAAGCTCAAGTTACGGTCCGATGCCAATGCAAGCGAGATGGACTTTCGCATGTGGCAGGCGTCCATCGAGTGGATGTAGTTTGGGCTGAGTGACTGTGCATTGCGACGTGCATCCAAGACGTTGGTCTCAGCATAGACGTGGCTGCGCACAGTACGTTCCCCGTCGAGGTACGTCTTGATACGGCTTTCGCTCTCCTTGTACTTCGCTTGTTGGATGATGAAGCCATCCGGTGTGGTCCATTGAAGAGGAGTGGAGGATTGGGCAGTGCATGCCAGCTTGGCTGTTGCTGTGATCCAATCCATTGCCTCACGAGCCGCGATCACGGTGCCCGATATAGCAGCCCAGATGTGCTTGGCGACGAAGGGTGTCACCATACTACGCATCTCATCCAGATCGAGGGGTAGCACGAGGCCTTCTTCGGACTGCTCACGGTAGTAGTCGTTCACGTACTGCATACAGGAAGAGAATGTTCCAGCATACGGGACGATCATGACAGGACGCTTGCAGAGAGAACGGGTGATCCCGATGTCGAGGGCGATCCGTGCGATTGCGCCGAACTCGTCGTCATTGAGAAGCGCCTCGACGGATGCAGTCGCCTTCCGTGCGACCTCGCCGTAGATGTCCTCACGTTTCCCTGAGTTCGTCAGGTTGACGTGTGTGCCCCCCTCGCGATCCCGAAGGAGCGCAGAGAAGTGCTGCAGACCGGAGCAGGTTGCATCGAAGTGAACCGGCATCGTGGTCTTGAAGACACCAACACCCTGCTCGGCCAGACCTGCCCACTCGAGGCAGAACCGGAGAGCCATGAAGGGTTCGTCGGCCTTGGTCCACCGCAGATCGCCCATAGGGTCCTCAGCGATGTCCAAGAAGAGGTCTTGGTTGTCCATGACCCACTCGTACCGCTCATGCAGCGGGAGCTTGTCCTGACCCCATGCGTTGGCCCCTGCGATGGCAAGGAACATGATGTCGTCTTCGCTCTCGATGACCTTACCTTCGGAGAACTCCAAGAGTGCCTTGGAATAATCCGCCCCTTGAGGGGTCAGGAAGTGTGGACGAGGGTAGGCACGGCCACGGCTGTCGAGATCGTGTGGGAAGTAGATGCTGTCGTAGGCAGAGAACTTGCCCGCCAGAGCAATCGTGCGGATGACCGCAAGACGCTTTGAGATGTTGCGACGGTTCTCATCGTGGATGATGAAGCAGGTCTTCTTGTACTCCTTGGTGATGTCCTCTTGGCCTTCCTCTTTGAAACCAACGGGAGGCTCTGGGAGGTCCTTGTGGTCCGATGTGATCAGACCGTTGACGTTGATGCCTGCCTCGTACACCTGTGTCAGGACTGCCAACATGGTTTTGTTGACACGCCAAGGTGTGTTCTGGATAGCGTTGAGGGGTGTCAGGATTTCTGACATATCTCGGTTCTCCATCTCCGAGAGGTACTTCGGCTTTGCCCCTTTGATCAGGCGATACGGCTGGATGTTGTCCGTGTAGTACCCGCCCCCGATCAACTCACCCGACTGCCACTCCTTCGGAGGGATGACTGTTGGATAGAAGAGGGTGAACATATTGCTTGAGTTCTCCATCTTATCTAGGAGGGCTTCGTTGAACTCCTTGGTGATTTGGAGAGAGACCTGAGTACGCCCCTTGTGATCACGGGATGTGATCTCTTCGATCAGTCCAGTGGTCTTACGGAATACGTCTGTCAGGACCAGACCGAGGTTCAGGCGCTCGGATTGACCCCACCCTTCTGCGACCCAATCGATCTGCTGCGCCTTGAATGTACGCTGCAGCAACTGCCGACGACGGGCACGGTTTACGTCACGCTTCTTGAAGTCCTTGAGGATCGCCTTTAGCAGTGATTTCCGGTTGTCCATGAAATACTGGATACGGAACTCGTCGTGGATACCCTGCGAACACATCAGTGCGACCGAGGTCCGCTTGGCTACACCGCTCTTACCCCGCTCCAGCATGTAGATCAGGTTGAGGACGTTCTTGACGTAGATGTAGGCCATCTTCCGTGTGTCACCGAACTGATCGATCATGTGCATTGCCCGGGGGCGTCGGCCTGCCTTTCCTGTACGGAAGTCGTCGCACCATGCATCGATACCCTCAACGAACTTGTCGAGGACTGCGGACATAACATTGCGGCCAGCGTGTGTGTCAGCGAACTCACCGCGCTCTGCTGCTTTCTCGTGGTTCTTAAAGTAGCGATCAACGGTCACAGCCCGCATCTCTTCTTCCAGCCGGATCTGCTCGTTCAGGAGATCATCGGTGATAACTTGAGTGTTCATAGAGTTAACCTTTCGGATACATACTGATGGGGTCCCTAATCAAAATCCTTAGGATATCGATGTGACCATATGGTTGATGACCTCTACGATGCCGTAAGCGTCGGAGGTGCGTAGCGGGAAGGGCTTTTGGCCCTTAATAAACAGGTAGCTGAGAAAGGATTAGGATACCGTAACTATTAAAACGGTGGAGTATTTCCATGAAGGTCACTCCTAAGTCTCTGTAGTTACGGTATTCTTTATGTCACGTGACACATGAGTGTCACATGAGGTGTCACAGTTCTTCGAGGGTGGCTTTCTGGTCAGCTACACCAGCCACATAGGCCGCGGTATAATCAGGATCGGATGCCAGTTTATGCACCAGTGCCTTAAGTTCCTCAATCCGGCTGTCCTTGGCGTCGTTGTCAGCCTTGATGGTGGCTAGGATGGCGTCGGCAACGCTTTGCGGGTACTCAATAGGTGCTGCATCACAAAGAACTTCTGTGATCTTATCGTGTAGGGTTTCATTGCTCATTGTGTTTCCTCTCCCTTAAAGGTTGTCGTAGATCGTCATGACTGTCCAAACGATGACGTAGGCAGCGATGATGAAGATCAGGCCTTTTGCTGTCATGCTCATGATTTCATCCAATCAGGTATATTTCTGTCTGAGAACTCTGCGTAGGTCATATCACCTTTCAGAACGGAAGAGACATCAGCCAGTTCGTATCGGAGTGTCTTCCCGTCGAAGTCCGACCAGTCCTCGCGATACCGCCTACCCAGAACGCCCAGACAGGCGTGGGCTTGTTCTTCGTTTGATACGCTCATAGTAAATCTCCTATTGCAAAGATGTCAGTCGGGGTCAGCTTGGCGTACCTCAACGTCGTGTTGATGTTTGTGTGGCCCATCCACTGCATGACACGCCGAAGGTCAGCCCCTCGTTGCACCAGACGTGAGGCGCAGGTGTGTCTGCAGGTGTAGAGGACCACGGCGTCCATCTTGAGGTGGTTCGCAGCCATGCGGAAGGCAGCACTAGCCGTGTCCACCCTGATGTCACCGAAGGGCCGCGTCTCGCCGAGCGCCTTGCTCCGCAGGAAGGCATCTCTGGCCCGATCCGTGAGAGGCAGGACGCGGTACTTGTCGGTCTTCGTTCTGAGCAGGCTGATGACCGCCTTAGGCTTACCCGTGGCAGGATCGTTGACGTCAGGCGCGGTGCCCCCGGCGGAGACAGAGACCTCGGTCCACCTGATCGGCTCACCCCTGCTCTCACCCGAGATCAACTCGGAGGGGCGGCATCCGGTGTCGATCAGTGTTGCGATCAGGCTCACCATATCCTCACGGCCCCAATGGGACAGCAGATCGAGCAGCGCCTTCTCTTCATCTCCGGTCAGGAAGCGGAGCCTCGAGTTGTCCACGGTGTTGGCCCAAGGGAAGTCGAACTCAGTCTCTACCAAATCGAGCTTCTTAGCATATCGCAAGAGAACCTTCAGATGAGACAACCGAGTATTGATTGTAGCAGGCACCTGACGTCGGTTGCGCATGTCTTCTGCCCACAGGGTGGCTGTTTTAAGCGTGATGTCGGTCAGCAGGGTGTCACCCCCTATGAAACGGACACATGCCCTGTGGTTGCTCTCGACGTTGCGTGACAGCTTGTCTGCCCAGATCGATAGCTTCTTCTCTTCGAAGAAACCATCCAACGTCGGGCGCTCCGAAGTGACTGTAGGCATCGGGATCGGCCACCCTAGTTTACGGGCCTCTCGGGCTGCACCTTCCCATTCCAAGGCCTGTGCCTCGGTGGCGAAGGAGAACCGGAAGTATTTCTCGGGTGTCTTGAGAGCCCCCTGCCAGCTTGTACCTCTACGACGTGCCATTGATTGCTTCCTCTATCTTGGCGGCGAAGTCGAGGCCGCGACGGTTCAGGGTGATGACTTTGTAACGGCGGTCCTCAGGATCTGGGATGCTTTCCACCATGTTCAGGCCAGCGACACGAGGCCGCTTGTAGTCCAACCAGTGCGCGATGGCACGGCTGGCAGTTGCGCCTGACATATCGAGGCGTTGATCGATTTCGAACTGGTTGCCCGCCTGTCCGTCACGTTCCACTGCGTAGAGGAATGTGAGCATAGAAGGCAGGGTGATGTCGGGATCGATACGCTTGAACGTCTCGAGTAGGCGGATCGCTGTTCTAATTTCCTTTGAAGAAGCCATAATTTTAGTCCTTGGTTAGACCAATCTGCGGACCAAGCGTGTCAACCAGAGAAGTAGGTTGAGAATTGGGCAGGTCCAGCAGCGGTCTCTGGTTAACATGGGTAACTCTGTTTTCACTTCGTAGATGCGTTGCTCGATGATGTCCCGTACTCTTGCGAGATCATCCCTGGTTTGTGAGTGGGTAATATTCATTATGCTATTATTCCTTACGAATAAGCAAGCCCCTCTAATCGGAGGCCTATTAGACAGTTGGATATCTGCCGTTTAGTTAGTCAGGGCTGCTGACGCAACCTGAATTATCGATCTGACTATTTCTTTCTCGGATGATCGCCCTAAGTTGCACAAGGGTCGCCGTTAGGCAGGCATCCTCTCGGGCGCTCAGGGTGTTGCTGATGATGACTGTATCGATCGACCTGATGGCATCCTGTAGATCACCGATCATCATGTCGTGGAGGCGCTTAGGCCGCGACGTCAGGTGTGTTTCCAGTTGCATGGTGTTACCCTTTGTTGGTGTTGAAGGTTGAGACCACTGCGTGATCCTTGCTACTGTCCACGAGGGTCAAGGGGCGACCGTCTAGCGTGGCAGCGACGACCATCTTCTTGAGATCATCGGAGGCATCCCAGAAGTCCGGCGTGGTATCGTACTTGCGGAGGTCCATGAGGTGACCCTCGAGGTCGCAGGGTGTCAGGTTGCGGTCGTCTCGAGTGTATTCTCCGTCGGTCCAGAAGAGCATGAAGTTGAACATGGTGTTATCCGTCCATTTCTAGGTAAGCTGTGAGAAGGAGCCAAGGCAGCACATAGGCTGCGAGCAGGGCGAGGGTTTGGATTGCTTCGAGGAAGGTCATAGGAAGGGCCTCGGTTGATTAAGGATTTCTAGGGGAACTTCGGAGCGGGGCAGCACGTAGCCGCGTGGCCCGAAGTAGGTCTTGGCGATGTGTTCGGCGGTGCTGATCTTGCCCATAGTCACGTAGACGTAGGGGGGCCCCTTGAGAGGGACGCTGATCACCGAGAACCATTCGCGCTTAGGTTTCCGGGACATTATGACGCGCCCCCCGTCAGAAGGGTTTTCAATTCACTGACAGACCAGCCTGTGATCGACGCGAGGCGACCCAAGGTCAGGTCAGGGTTGCTATCGAACATCTCGATGATTGCTTCGGGTGAATGGTTCATGACTTTGTGCCTTTCAGTTGAACGGTGACAAGATCGGTGTCTTGAAGGTCGATGTTGCGGGCGACCCAACGTAAGGCCCAGCCCATCTCGGATTGAGGGATTTCATAGTCGGCAACGCTGCCATCCAATCGGGTGACGATGGCCGTGAAGGTGTTGCGGGGGGTGTCCATTGGGTGGCCTTTCAGAAGGGTGTGAAAATGACTGTTGATAGAGTGACCCCCTCAGAGGTCACCTTGATCAAAGGTCAGTTGGCGATGATGTGGATACGAGGGCCGTCAGGGTCCAAGGTCAGGCAGTCAGCCCGATCAAAAAAGGACCGGAGTTCGCTTTCGGTGGACTGCTGCAGGTCGAAGGAAGGTGAGAAGGTGTTGCCTCCCATGACCAGTTCGAACTTGAACTCGGCTCCCTTCTCCACATCATGTAGGAAGGCTTCGAGAGGGTAGTGAAATGAGACGCCCGTGGGGCCATAGCCTTTACGCATTGGTTTAGTCCTTAGATTTGAGGAGGGATTAGGATATCGGAAGGTTTAAGCTGCGACCAATTCCTTGGCCTTGCGCTTGCTTGTGCCGTGGGCAACGATTGCGATTGACTTGGCTTTGACGGAAGCACCAGCACATAGCTTGCAGCTTTCGCATGTTGTTCGCTTGCCTGCCTCTTCACTCGCTGGGCAAAGTATTTCAGACTTGGAAAGGTCTGCAATGTCGGCAATCACTCGGAAGGTGCGCTCACCCTTGGCCCATGCGGCTTGTGCTGCAGGAAGGCTTTCGGCTGACGTCATGTATCGGTTGGCATCGAGGGCTGCAGTATTGCATCCGTTCTGGTGTGTGTAAGCTGTCCAGCCCTTGGCATCTGCGCAGAGACTGTCCCAGATGTAGGAAGGGACTGCAGCACCATCGCCATACGTGCCGATCCGTACCATTTCACCAGCGCCAAACGCCGCGATATCTTCATGACCGCTCAAGGTGCCATAACGACCAGCCTTGTAGGCACGATACTTCGATGCAGGGGCATGGATCAAGGTAACGTAGCAGGTGCGGTCCTTGGCTTGGCCTTGAGTTGCTGCAGGGTCGGCAACGCCACGGTGCGGGCAGGTGCCACAGATTGAGACGTCTTGGCCACAACGGTTCGCGGTGACAGGGTCCACATCACCACGAAGGATGAAAGTCTGCAGCATGTTGCCTGTCTTGCGGTTCTTAGAACCACGTTGAGCAAGGACAATAATAGGTTGACCGTCGATCAGGGAAGGACCGGAATAGATGATTTTGGTGACAAATGCCATTGGGTAGGCCTTTCGATTGAGTAGGTATTAGAGGGCACGTAGAAAGCAACCGAATGCTGCCGTCGTGATGATCAAGGTTTGGACGGGGTAGCCAACCATGATTGCTTGGATGATATCCATTGGGTGTGATCCTTTCGGTGTTACATGGTGAAACAACCCCGCGAGGTTGCTTGACGATGCAGGTGACAAGAGGCGATGCGTCGGGGTACTAGCCCTTCGGAGTGCTGCACGTTCGGTGCGCCTTGGTGTCTGGCTGGGATGGTGTAGGCCCCAGTGCCTCAAATAACGTGCGGCTTGCGCCTCATAAAATCGACCAGCTCCGAGGTGTGGACTTCGCCGTCCTGCGTCTCTTAGGTCTCTTTCGTCCCGTCCGACGTTGTCTGCGTCTTTCGATGTCTTAGTTCTCGCTTATTACTTTCGATAACGCAAGCATTTCTTTTAGGTAAATGTCATTTAATTGGGTTCACGACCCCCAAACCCCTTATTTATATGACAAATAAAAATGCACGATTGACACCCTAGTGAGCGTTTCATGCGATATCCTAGGCCTTTCGATGCTATCTGATCGCCCCTGATCGCCCCTGATCACCATAAAACGAATCACCCTAGGCGGATCTCGAGTGATCCTTTCGTGATCAGAGATAGATTGCCCGCGCCCCGCTCGCGTCCGTGTGTGCGCTCGGGCGCGTGGGTGCGTGTGTGTGTGTGTGTGTGTGTGCGTGGTGCGCGTGGTGCGCGTGGTGCGCGTCAGGTGTGCGTCAGGTGTGCGTCAGGTGTGCGTCAGGTGTGCGCGAGGCTGGTGTTATACTATCACACAAAAGGCATGAAGACACACATACGAATAGGACCGGATCGGACCCAACTCGAGGTCACCCCTCGTCACCGATGGTCAGTTTCCACCGCGTGGGACCATGCAAACAAGGCCTTGCGTGGTCATCGGTGTCACATCGGACGTGCCCCCCGTCCCCATTGCCTTGCTTTCGGCCCTCTCGAGGCCCCCAAGGGGGGTGGCGGCGGAAGGATCACGTATTATAGACCCCTCAGATATTTCTCCCAAAACTAGCCGGGTCCACTCAAAGTCAACTGCAGGTGTCTCAGGGTATCCTTGAGTTATTGGTGGGGGTGGTTGCTGGTGGTGGCTGCACCGAGGGTACACTTGAGGTACACCGAGGGGAGATACTTGAAGTAATCGTTTAGTCTCTGGTCTCACCACCTAGGCAGTACCCGGTGTGGACCCTAGGTGTACCCAGAGTGTACCTCAAGTTAACTCATAGAGAACTGGAGGTATACTTAAGGTTAACCTGCCATATCTTATCTTCATGGGGTCCCTAATTCATCCTACTGTTATCGTTAGGTTTCTTAGGGACCCCCTGAGGGTCAGCAGAGCGTCCAGCGTAGCGTCCAGCAGAGCGTTACATCCACGTGTTCCCAGCAGTAGCTGGAAGACGACCGAAGGCATTGTCCATGAAGTTCTCGAGGGCACTGTCCAGAGCATCCTGCTTGATCTGATCAATACCCATCTCTTCATCCCTTGCCATCTGCTCAGTGAACCGAGCCACCCCGATAGCCAAGGCATCCAACCGGTCATCGTGGCGGAGGCAACCCTTCATAGCTGTCAGACGTGTCATCTGGTAGATCAGCATCTTCGACTGACGCACAGCCTGCTCATACTTCATGGCAGTCCGATAGTCGTTCTCGATGACCTCTGGGGAGATGACCAGCTTGTGGGACATCATCACAGGTTCGAGGGTGTCGATGATCCGACGTTCCTTCTGGGTGGAGTGACGGACCTCCTCGAGTGTACACGGGTGTATCTTGGCGAGGATTGGTTTGAGCAGTTCACCGAACATACCATCACCGAAGTTGCTCTCGTAGATCACCTCATGCACCTTGTGCTTCTTGGCGATGTGGGCAAGCTCGGACAGGGTGTCCTTGTCGTAGCCCCCTTGGAGACCACCACACGCCGGAACGTAGAGGTAACCGTTGATCATCTTGATCACGGCATAGCCTGTTTCGTCCTTACCCCGTCCCGCAGGGTCAATCGCGAGGATGCTTCCGGTGAACTCCGAGGTGATATCCCCGACGTTCATAGGTGGAAACATACGGTCGCCCCGCATGGCAACGCAGGGCAGGTCACGGAACACACGGTCCTCGAGTGGACCCCACTGCAACTTGAGAGGTGCTGTCTCCGGGTCGATCGGCATGACGATCAGATCACGGACCTTGAGAGGGAACCTTTCGGTGTCACTCAGGGAGGTTGAGAGCATGAACTGCATCGCGAAGCCAGCCTTACCATAGGAGGCCTCCCGCTCGATCAGGTCGCTATCGTCAAAGCGTAGGGGGTCGGTAGGTTGCCCCACAGCGTAGGGGAGCTTGGTGATGTACTCAGCGAGGGTGTCACCGTAGCCTTCCTTGGCGTTGTCGTCGGGCATACGGCTTGGCCATACGCGGAGATCGTAGCCACGCTCAGGGAGCTTGGTGTAGAGGCTGTCCTCGGTCTGGGGTGTACCAAGGTAGATGATGCGGCTCGTAGGGAGCGGCTTGAGGATCGCGTCGAACTCCTTCACGGCCTCCGAGAGACGATCCCGGGCGGTCTGTGTGAAGACGTTGTTCAACACCTCGATGTCGTCGGCGATGATCAGGTCAGCGCGGGAGCCGGTAAGCTGGCCGGTGATGCCCACGGACTTGACCGAGGCGGACTGAGAGGCTGTCGCAGGGCCTACGTCGAAGCTAATCTTGGACTGACGCTGGTCGGAGCTAGGACGGAGGTACTCGATCCCTTCCATTTCCCATATGAGACGCTGTGTAAAGGTCGAGAAGGCATCGGCTCGCTCTTTGGAGGCCGACACCACCATGATCTTCGCCTCGGCGTCACAGAGTAGCCTCCAGACGACGTATGCGGCAGTGATGTGGGACTTACCCACGCCCCGGAACGCCTGAATGCAGGAACGCTTCTTTCCGTATTGCAGGAAGTCGGCGATGTCATACTGCAGAGGGGTCGGTTCGGGCAGATTGAGATACTGGTGGACGTACCAGAGGAAGACCTTGAAGTCCGCTCTGAGTTTCTTGTGGAATGCACTGTCTGGGATGTGAGCCATGAGGCCTCCTGTAAGCCTTACTGAGGCGTATGTATTGCATTTGAGTGGGGGTAGCCGCCTAGAACACCCTCAGGGCACTGAGAGAGCTGTATGGGGAGGTTCTAGGGGTGGTTTAGAGGCTACAGGCCGCTGCTAGTTGTGCAGCGAACACATCGAGACCGCTCAGGGTCTCATCAGAGAGGAGTATTAGCTCTTTCTCTGTGAACGTAGGGGTGGGTATGTCGCAGATAGCGTCAGCGGACCCAACCGTTGTGGTGCAGGCGCTCGATAGCAACAGCACGGGTAGGAGAAACTTCCACATTCTTGATGACCTCCGTGGTCTTGACGAATACTTCGAGTTGTTTGACGCGGATGGCCTCTCGCTCAACATTTGCGACCCACTGAGCGCCTATAAAGAATATGGCGGCTGCAGCGAGAAGGGGAACAATGAGCTTTGCGAGGGGGGACATGATGAAAGAGATCATCGGGCCGGGCCTTGCTTGAACACGGCATCAATCGCGAAGGCACCTCCAGCGAATGTGAAGATCGGGAGGGTCAGGAAACGGGCAGCTTCGATAGCCACCTCGTTCCCAACACCCCAGACGAACATAACGCCGAGAAAGACCAGCATTCCACCAGCCACCTCTCGTTTGTAGGTCTTATTCATTTGGTTCCTCCTAAGAACAGCGCACGTTCTTCTCTGCGGCGCTTGGTGAGGCCCGGGAGGCGTACCAGTTCGCCGTTCTGGCGCTGCTTGTCCCACTTTAGGAGCTCATTTGCAGCCCCTGCGTAATCGTAAGCATTAAGGCGCTTGAGCAGTGTGGAAGACTTGAAGTTGGCACCACCTAGGTTGAAGATAAAGCTGGCCAATGCGTCGTACTGCATCTGTGTCAGTGGAACCTTAACGCGGCCCTTGATCACCTTGCGAACCCAAGTCAGGTCCTTACGAAACAGAGCAAGCGCCTGCGCCTCGGTGATCTCCATGCCCATCTTGGCGGTGCTTGTGTGACCCCAGCCAATCGTTGGGACATCGTGGGGTGTCGGTAGGTATGCCTTGAGGCGGAGCTCCTCGTGCTTCTGGATCAGTTCGACCCGCTGCACACGGTTTGGCTGGACGTGTGTTGTCATAGTGTCGTCCTTTATTTGGTTCATAAGGTGGATGAGATATTCGATGAAACCCATAGGATATCCTTAGTAATGACCGGGGTCGCGACCATTCAAGAAGCCACCCAGCATGTCTGCGAGTTCTCGCTTTGATGGGTCTAGGTTGTTCTTGTGGCGTTTGAGCCTCTGTGTTGTGAAGAACTCCCGAGGGAACTCTCGAAACAGGATGGTACAGACCGTCCAGTTGTGGAGGGTGTTCAATACCCCGAACAGGAGTGCATAAGGGTAGACGACCCCTTGGGGCCATCCTTTGTTATGCATCCAGTATCCGAAGGAGTACGCGGCGTAGACTACGGCCACGATAGGTGCCATCAGCATGAAGGAGAAGATGGTCCAAAAGCCGATTAGTTTGGTGTCGGCCATCATTGCTTCAAGGCCCACTTAATTGCCTCGACAAACACCGCCTCTGGAATTGATCCGCGAACCTGTGTTGCGGCTGCTCGTCCCGCATCGCCCCGATCTTTGGCCGCCTTCTTGGCGTCCTTGTCCGCCTTGTCTTTTGCGGGATCCAAAGCCCAACGCCCATTGGAAAACGTGTGAAGCGCGGATGGTTTTAGATCCACTTCGATTGTGCCTTCGGGGTATGTGTCCAAGACGCTCTGAGGCACTTTGCCTGTTGCCTGCCAGTACCCGCGATCAGGGTGGTAGAAACCTTTTTCCATAATACTTTCCTTACCTTAATTCGTGCCAACGAGGGCCGCCGCCGAGGGCTAAAGTTACAATGTAGTAATAGTTATCCGGTATAACATAAATTCCCCCCATGCCGCCCCCATCTTGGTCTGTGTCGGACACGAACAGGGTAAGCCACGTTGCGTTGTCTTCGGATACTCGGAACCAAGAACTGTCGCCTTGATATACGCAAACACCTATAGGCCGCCCTGTCGTATTTTGGTAGGAGGTATCTGCCACCCTTGATCCGGATACATCTTGCCATGTCTGACCAACACCAATGGAAGACCCCATCGCACTCTCTACAATCGCCTGTGAAACGCGGAGTGACGACATAGCCTTAGTGTTCTCGACACCAGCTTCCGCCTCCGCCTGTGTTGCAATCTCCGTAACGAAGGAAGCAGCACTTGCAGCAGCAGCCTGAGCCGATACATCAGAGGCAGTTGCACTAGAGGCAGACGCAGTTGCACTAGAGTCAGCAGCGGTTGCACTATTGGACGCACCCGTTGCACTATTGGAAGCAGCAGTTGCACTGGCCGAAGCGTCTGATACAGCACTGTTGATTACAGCAGCAGCATCACTAGCAGCGGCAGCAGCAGCACCCTCAGCAGCAGCCTGAGCGACCACAGCGGCATCTCGAGCAGCTTCTGCAGCATCCCTAAAGACAGAAGCCGCAGCCGTACTTTCACCGACGATCCAAGTTGAACCCGTCCAGTAGTTAAGCGCAGTATCGGCGCTGTTGTAGTACACGGCACCCGCCTGTAGAGCGTCACCTTCGTTATCAACTACGGGGTCCGTTGCGAATGCACCGAGGTACAACTTCGTGAACTCTTCATTGGCATCAGTTGCCTCCTGCAGAGCAAACGTGAGGTACTCTGAGTTCTTGTTCAGGTTCGAAGAGGACAAGCTAGCGCCGCCGCCAAAGACAACCGCAGGTGTGTTGATGGGGGTCACTCGAGATATCGTGATCTCTAGCCCCGCGGGTACGGGATTATTGCCCACCACCGTGTCCACGCGGATACTCGTCGGGTTGTTGAAGCTGAACTTGTAGTCTGACCCCACAGCGGTTGTGAGGACCTTGTTGACGGAGACCCTAACGTGGCTGGGGTCGAGGTAGGAGAAGTTCACAGCGAAGTCGAATGCGGTGTTATCCCCCGTGTAGTTCTGGGATGAATAAGCCATAAGGCCTCCTATTTTAGTTTAATTGTGGTGAACACCCTGTCGATCTTCGCGTCTCCACACAAATGTCGTGTGCGGACTTCAAGTTTGTCGTAGTGGGTATCAAGAGAGCCGATAAGGATGTTCAAGGTCTGCGACCCGGCCAGACGATCCCCCGCCGGTGTGCCAGCGTCTGCCCAATCAAGAGGGGGAGACCAACGCCCTAATGTCTCTCCGAACACAGCGAGTGTTTGGAAGGTGCATGCATCGTTCTTCACGAAGTTAGCCGTTAGGGTGACGAACTGTTCTTCTATGGTTACTTCAACCACGCGAACCTTCGAGTACGGAGAGGGCTTGAGAGCGCCTGATAGGATGATTGCGGGAGTGACCACAAAGAGGGCGATAAACACGCCCCATAAGAAGTCTTTTAGGTGAAACTTCTTCATCGCAGGATCACCAAGCCCCCTGAGAGAACGAAGGTTATTCCGACCCCAAGGACACTAAGGCCTATCGCCCATAGTATCTTGTTGACCCCAGATTGGATGGAGTTGACTGATGTCTTCACGTAGGCCATGTCGTTCTTCATAACTGCCAGTTCGGTCGACTGAACCTGTGCGCCTTGTTCGATACGGGAAACACGCATATGTAGATCGTGGACCATAGGATCCCGTCGTGTGTCTGCGAGTTGTTCAATGTTTGGCATAGAGTGCTTCCTCGTCGGTATCGAAGTCGGGCAGGCTCAGGGCCAGCTTCCCTAGTTTGTTGTTTTCTGTTGGGATTGCGGTGATGTCGTTATCTTTCAACATCTTAACGCA